TTCTTCGTATTATTATTTATGGTCATTACACCATCGTCAGTGGTTACATTTGATATTGTATCCATCAATACTCGACCACCTTTCAATACACTGCCTCTGTATTTTGAACTATTTATATCGCGAATGCGTTCCATAATATTGGGATAGTTTTCGTTTATTTTTGTTATCATTTGTTCTTGAAAATTATCTATAGATTCTTTAAGAATATTGTAATTAGAGTTTAAATCTGTCTCTGCCTGTAAAAAATTAAGAATCCATTTATAACTCTTCCAATTATAAGCATTCTTAGCTGTTAAAGGGTGTGTTTCTTGTGCAATTACATGTAATTTTACAGATGGTTCGTTGACCGTGGGTACATTCACATATTTGTTTTTGAACGCAAGGCCATAGTCGATAATTAGACACCGACCTAAATACATGGTCTCAAGTGTATTATAGTTATATTGTGTATTGATCAATATATTATTCATATGATAATCTCCGTGCATATATCCGATATCATACAATCGTAGTAATTCATATACCGCCAAATATTTATACATTATTTGTTGGGCTGAATTGGTTGTATTTTTGATTACATTCCATAATGTATCATAATTCTCGGCAAACGACATGGCAATAACTCCTAGTTTGAGAGTAGTGTTGGCCTCGTACAACGACCTCATCCTATGTAAGAAAACCTTGTTTTCGTCATTGGGCATGTTATTTATCATGACAGATAACAATTTTTGAGCTCTACTTTTTTCGCTGGTATTATTGACTATATTTGAATAAACAATTGGTGGACAAACAGCTTCTAAATTATTATTTGTTTTTTTATACACATCTGTTTGAATACGAACTTCATTCAAAAAGTTATCACTTGTCGTAACATCCATTTCTAATGTATCATCTACTAGAGAAGGTAAGTCTGTATCTTCCTTGTCATCGAATATGGGAACCAATTTTACAAATAATCTACCACATGTAAAAGTTTGTTCTGTATTATTCAATGATATCATATTATATCTGGATTTTGATAAATCATTTATTTGTGCACTATACCCAACACCATAGGAACCTTTATTGAAATAGGTAACAGTTGAGTTTTTAGTATAATCCATGAATTTTTTTGTGTCCGTATTGTTATCATTTTCATCCACAAAAATAGACATATATTATATTATATACACATATAAATTATTATCTTTGCATTGTTTTGTACTCGCGCCATGACACCTTGTTCACTACTGCAGTGGGAACCGCAGCCGCAGCTGCACGTTGTTTGTCAAGCTTGTCTGCCTTTTTCAGTGCACTGTCAATGTAAATCTCTTTGAGAATGGTTCCAATTAGATACGACGCTTCGTGTTGATCCATTTCACCAGACTCTATTCGTTGTAAAACATTGAGAAACTGGTTTAACAGTGGTAGGTCAATCTCGTCATTCTTAACCTTGTTATAAATATCTGTGTAGTTGGTGTATAAGAATGTACACATAGTCACTGCATCGTCATGAACTTTTAAGAGGTCGCCCTTATGTCTGAACTTAAGCTGTTGTAGAGTGCGGATGTCTTCGATTAGCATGTTACTGTGTTTAAGTCTTCGAATAACATCTGTTTGGTCTTCGGTATTATTCGCATCGATCATCTTTTTTAGTTGTAGTCGCTGAGAGTCGTCCATATTCTACACGAAAGTAACTGAACGATATAAAGGATATATAAGTATATTCAATAGATGTATCTAAACCGTTGTACAGAAAGTAACTTATTTTACACGAAAAAATATATGTATAATGTATATTATATAGATAGTCTATCATCAACTGATGGTACGTAAACAAACTGTGAAAAACATGCGGGGAGGTGTATCTGAACCAGAACAGGCCACAATTCCAATTGAGACGAAATCATTTTCCAATGGGGCAACTGATCCATCCGAAGATGCGGCTAATGCGGCTAATGCATCTAACGACAAGTTGGCCGAATTAAATCAGCTTTCAGGGGGGGCGTATAGACACCGTATTCGTGGGTTAAAGATGCGTGGCGGAAGCGATGAACCTCCGCCAGGTCAAATGAAAGCAGTAACAGTTGATTCGCCGATTCGTGAAGTTACGACTGGTCCATTTGGAACCGCCAACCAAGTGACGGAGAATCAAATTACAATCAATCAAGGGATGGCAGATACAAAATATGATAATGTACAAGGTGGTGGAGTCCAAAAAAAGAAGAGGTATATTAGTAAATCACGAAAGTTAATCAGTCGCCGTAAGTCTAAAATGAATCGTGCACGCAAGACATTTAAGAAGCATGGGAACAGAATGAACAGCAAAGCAAGAGTTACTAAGCGACGGTAGGATTGTAGAATAATATTGTATAAGTTTAAGATTCGTGTATGGGGGTTCTTACCAGAAGAAATGATGTATCGTGCAATAAGTAAATAGTATCATTTGATAAACAATAATATTTTACTACTATAAGAGTATTTAGCCTGTCCAATTTATTATGCCTAAGGGAAGTGACTGGTTTAATCTGGTTTATGTGACTATTGCATACGCAGCGTTAATGATGGGAATGATGCTATTCATTGCAATTGATGATATACGTAAAAATTGGCCGAAGTATAGGTGTAATCCTATGTACTTGCCATTGTCAAATGATGTTCAAAAGGATTTTACATATTGTGTTCAAAATATGCAGTCAAACTATATGGGTGTATTATTAAAGCCAGTGACATGGATGATGCAGAATCTCGGTTCCATGGCTGGAAATGTTTTTGGGTCACTACAGAAGTTCCGAACCATGATTTCTACTATGCGCGGCTTCATCACAAATACTGTTCAAAGCATCATGGGGATTTTTATAAATACGATTATACAAACACAAAAAATGGCTATATCGGTAAAAGACAGTGTCGCGAAGATGGTTGCTATCATGGTGACCCTCCTTTATACTATGGATGGGTCGGTGAAAACCATGCAGAGTGCATGGAACGGTCCGCCTGGCCAAATGGTACGAGCAATTTGTTTTAGAAAGGATACACTAGTAAAATTAGTGAATGGAGAGAAAGTGCCAATGAATAAGGTGAAGTTGGGTGATACATTAAGCAATGGAAAGAAAGTGTACGCCACAATTGAAGTAGCAAACGCAAATGATGAATATTTCTACAAGTTATTGTCAAAAGAAGATAATACTGAACAGCCAGAAATATTTGTAACCAGCACGCATTATGTGTTAGATGAAACATCTGGTAAGTATATAATGGTGAAAGACCATCCAGATGCAATTCTTACTGAAGAAAAGGATGAGACGTTTAGTTGTTTAATCACAGATGACCATATTATCCCCATCGAAGGATATAGCTTCTGGGATTGGGAAGACGACCTTATTCCAATGTTTCAAAATACACAGTAGGTTACGGTTCCATGAATATTATCCATTGTCATTATATGAACAATATTCAAAAAAGTATAGATTATATAAACAAGACATACGATGGGGTGTCTTATTTTGATATTTATGGGGGGTCGGTCTTTCTATGTGTGATGCTGATTTATCTGCTTGTGTTG